GGTCTCGGGCTGGAGGGCTGCAAACCGCAAACCCTGCAAACCTCGGTTTGCAGTCTGACGCTAGAAAAGCGCCGCGCTCGCGCCCCCCGCATGGCTGGGTCGCCAGGAAGGACCCGTGAATGGCCGGGCGGCTTCCTCGACCGTCACCGCTGTCCAGACCTTAGCCGAAATGCTACCCCCAAACGGGCGGATCTGTTGCAGTGGCGAAAGCCGCATCACGCCGCAGACGCACGCGGATGCACGACCCCACCCGCCAAATCACGCCAAAACACTACGCCGTCAAGGCGACGCCGTTGAGGTGATCGGCCACCAAATGCAACGCCCGCTGCCACCGCCGCCACGCCGTGGTCCGGTCGCAGCCGAAGCGGGCGCAGATGTCGCGCCAGCGGTGGCGCTCGGCACGCATCCACACGAGATGCCGTTCCTCTTCCTCCAGCCACAAGACCCAGCGCATGGTCTCGAGCATGCGCTCGATGGCCTCGGGGCTGGGCGGGAAGCGCCGGATCGTGGGTTCGGCCCCCAGCGTCTCCCAGGGCATGCGCCGGATCGCGGGCCAGGTGTTGAAGTAGCCCTGCACGCGCACGGACGGCAGGCGGTGGGCGGTGATGGCCGCCTCCCGGAAGCGTTCGGCCACACGCTCGACGGTCCACTCAGCCATGGCGCACCTCCCGCGCACCGTAGAGCCGCTCGCCGATTCGGCGGATCAGCTCGCGCTCCGTCCAATCGAGCCGGTCGTCGTCGAGGCAGACGACGAGCAGGCGTTGCTCGCGCCAGCCGCGGCGCTTGACGGCTTCCACGTCCATCGGCTCGGGCTGCAGGCGCCCCAGCGGGCAGCGGTAGCGAGGGGTCGGGATGTCCATCTCACGCCTCCTGCGCCGCGTCGTGGAGCGGGAGGGCCCAGTGCAACAGCGCCAAGGCGTCGGCCTCGTTGTCGTCCGCCGGGGCGTGACCCCGGCGACGCACGGCCGCCATCACCGCGTCCTTACCGGCGCGGCCAGAGCCGGTGGCGTGCTTCTTGATCGTGCCCACCGGCACGCCCTGGTAGGGAATGCCGTGGTGCTCGCACCAGGCCGTGAGCGTGGCGAGGAACCCGCCGTAGGCGTGGGCCGCATCGGTCGAGACGTGGCGGCGCACTTCCTCGAAGACCAGCGCGTCGATCCCGTCGGCGTGGGCCTTCAGTTCGGTGATCCAGCCCTTGAAGCGCAGGAAACGCATGCCGCCGCCTTCGAAGCGTCGGGGCTTGAAGGATTGGCTGCCGCTGGTGATGCGGCCCGTGCGGTCGCGCAGCGCCCAGCCGGTGGTGGTGCCCAGGTCCAGGGCCAGGATCGTGGTGTGCATGGTGTCAGTCCTCGTTCGGTGGGGGCTGACGCATCCGACACACGATATCGATTGCTCCCGTGAGGCGCGCGCACGCGCACGCGCGTAGAGACTTACGATGCAAAGCGTCAGATGCGTCAGTCCTGTCGGTGGTCATGCGGGTTCAGTCGTCGGCATAGGGGGTGTAAGCGGGCTGCGTCGGGTGCTTGAGGCCCACGCCACGGAAGCCCCGGATGCCGGCAGCGTTGCGCCATTTCTCGACGCCGCGCGTGATCAAGAGGTCGGAGAAGCGGCGCTGTGAGCCGACGAACTCGCCGGCGGCTTCTGCCCACTGCTTCCAATCGGTGAACAGTTCGGCGGTGAGCGACTTGGCATTGGCCTGGCGCACGCAGCGCTCCTCCAGCCAGCGGCCCAGGGCGTCCTCGGCCTCGAAGTACTCCTCGGTGGCCGCCACGACCTGCGGCGGCGGATCGAGCCGACCCAGGCGCTGCCAGGCCAGGCACCCTTCCAATGCCCAGGCCAAGATCCCATCGCGCTCGGCCAGGAGCTTGTGCTGCAGGTGCTTGTCGCGCCGCTCGGGCGGCACGGTGATCGTGAAGGGGATCAGGTGCAGCCGCCGCTTCATCGCTTCGTCGATGTTGCGGATGGCGGGCTTGTGGTTGCCGGCGACGAAGAGCTTGAACTGCGGCCAGAACTCGAAGAAGTCCTGCCGCATGAAGCGAGCCGAGATCTTGTCGCCGCCCGTGAGGCTTTTGACCTTGGATTCGGCCCAGCGCCGTCCTTGCTCGGTCTCGATCGCTGCCACGAAGCGCGCCCCGCGCAGCCCCGCCATGTCGGTCGGGTGCCGGTCGGAGCGCGTCTCCATGAAGGTGTCCATGGGCGCGTTGGCGGCGTAGTCGCCCAGGATGGTGGCCACGGTGTTGACGAACACACTCTTGCCGTTGGCGCCGGTGCCGTAGAGGAAGAACAGCGCATGCTCCTGGGTCGAGCCGGTCAGCGCATAACCGACCATGCGCTGCAGATACGCTTGGAGTCCGGCATCGCCGCCGGTCACTTCGGCAATGAACTGCCGCCAGGTCGGGCAGTCGCCGCCGGGCGTGGCGGTCGTGATCTTGGTCATGCGGTCGGCGCGATCGTGCGCGCGCATGCGCCCTGTCCTGAGGTCGACCACGCCGCCCGGCGTGTTCAGCAGCCAGGGATCGGCGTCCCACTCGGCGGTGGTCGCGGCGTGGCGACGGTCCGCGCGGGCCAGGCGTTCGACCCCGCCGACGGTGCCAGAGGTGGCCAGCTTGGCCGCCACCTTGGGGTTATCGGCCTGGAGGGCCGCGTGTCGGCAGACGCCGCGGATCAAATCGGTGGCCGCGAGCGTCTCCTCGTTGCGCCAGCGCCGCCCATCCCACACCAGCCAGCGGCCCCAGGCGGCCACGTAGCGCCAGTCGCGGTGGTAGCGCCGGGTGAAGGCCAGCGCCAGGGCATCTTCGGTACCCCAGACCGATTCGTCGCTGCTGACGACCGGCTCGCCGGGGTCCTCGATGTCGTGTACCTGCACACGCGGGCCGTGGGCCAGGAAGGCGGCCACGTCGAAGCCTTGGGCGACGGCATCAGCCGCATCCCATCCGTCCGCTGCGTCCTCGGGCGGGTAGAGGATGTGGCAGGACTTGGCGCCGGCGGACAGGATGGCCTGGGCCGCCTGCACGGCGTACTCCCAACCCGGCTTGTCGCGGTCGGGCCAGATCAGCACGGCTTTGTCTTTGAGCGGCGACCAGTCGGTCTTGTCCACCGGGGCGTTGGCCCCGTGCATCGCCGTGGTGGCCACGATGCCGGCGTCGATCAGCGCCTGCGCGCATTTCTCGCCCTCGACCAGCACCACTTGTGCGGCGCCGATCATCCCGGGCTGGTTGTACAGCGGCCTCGGCTCGGGCGGAGTCATCTTGCGCCGCTTGGCGTCCCAGGGCCGGAATTCCTTCTTGCGTCCGGGCGGGTCGTAGCGGTAGACCACGGCGATGAGCCGTCCCTGCGCGTCGAGGTAGTCCCACTTGGCGGTGGCGGGACCCAGGTCGTCGACCGGGGTCTCCTTGCGGCGCTTGCGCGCCGGGGCGGTGGGTGCACGGCCGGCGAGGTCCTCGGCCAGATCGAGGACGCGGGCGAAGTCGCCGTGCACGTCCACGCCGAAGTGGGCGCCGATCAGGTGGAACACATCGCCGCCGGAGCCTTCGGCGCGGTCGGTCCACAGACCCGCCTTCTCGCCGTCGAGCACCACCTCCAGGCTGTCGCCAGGGCTGCCCAGCACGTCGCCGATGAGGAACTTGCCGCGGCGCTTCTTTCCAGCGGGGAACAAGGCGAACAGCACCGACTCCAGCCTCGCGAGCAGGGCGGCGCGCAGGGCTTCGCGGCGGTCGGACGCGGGGATCTCGGGCACGGGCCCGGTGTCATTGAAGTCCAGCATCCGCCTCCTCCTCATGCACTGCGTCGGCCGTGATCAGGGCCTGGCTTTCCTCCATCCACGCGATCAGTTCGCTCAGCTTGAAGCGCAGCAGCTTGCCGACCCGGTAATGCGGCAAGCGCAGACGCCGGCGCTCCTTGGCGTGGGTGAGCCAGTACAGCGGCAGATTCAGCGTCAGCGCCGCCTCACGGGCGTCGATCAGGCGCTCCCCGAGCACCTGGTGCAGCGGTGTGTCGTTCATGCCAGGGCCCTCCAGCACCGGTCCTGCCAGGGGCACATCCGGCATTCGACGTGGGTGGGGTCGGCAAACGCGCGCGGCAGCAGTTCGCCCGCCTCGGTGGCGGTGATGACCTTCACCGCCCGATCCGACATGCGCTGCGCAAGCAAGGCATCGAAGGGCACCCGCTCGGCATGGATCTCCATCGTGTCCGCATTGACTGCGGTAAAGAGCGCCGGGTGCGTGTGCAGACCGAGATAGGCCTGGTAGATGGCCACCTGCGCGGCGTAGACCGGGCGGGCAGACGCAAGCCGGTGCTTCTCCAGCTCGC